AGTTAATGACCGCCCCAAAGAGAACTTAGTAAGTGCCAACCGACTTCATAAAGGTTGATTCCCCAAAGAGAAATAGCATGTCCTATGAAGAAACTAGTCACTGCTCCGATTGCTCCCCAAAGATAGAATCTAGCCCTGAGAAACCAAACATCAGCAGAGTGCGCTCTTTGCAAATCATATGCGAGAGTAGATTCATCCATCCCGAATAAGATTTCACTTACCATTCAAATCACTCATTGAAGCCTGTTAGGAAAGTTGGACTAACCGTTTGTACTTCCTGAGAGGATTGAGGCATCATTGGGAGATTAGTGTCTCCGTATGCCGTTGCACCAAACTGTTGTTGGAAGCCTCTAAAGGATTCTCTAACTCTCTTTCGGTTCTCTTCATCTCTTGCTTTTCTGCTCCAATATGAGTCTATTTGCCTTTGAAGTAAGAAATCTTCTATGTAGTCATTTATGGCTAAATCAAATAGTGCTTTCAGTATCACTATTCCTCCTACGGTAAGCACTCCAAATATCATAGCCACTGGATATGCACCATAGGCTGAAATGAAAGAAGTTCCATATTGTGAGAAGAAGTAGACGTTTACTCCACTAACCGCTCCAACAAAAAGAACAGTCATGATTAGTCTTGTATCTGTATCTATACTTGGCATGATAATCACCTCAAGCAAAGTTGACAGAAACAGTTCCTGTGCCTGTAATCTGAACGTAGATTCCATTGGCTACAAGAACACCATGTAGGTCTTGCTCTATGGTTTGAGCAGTTCCTCCTGCATGTAGAACTAATCGAGCAACCTCCTTCTTGCCCGTTGTTGTCGAGTTGTTACTGTCCCATATCTTGACAGTCATTAGAGCGTTTGCCGTTGATGTGGCATGAATGCTCATTATCTTAGCATGGTGCTTTAGTGCTACTGTGCTAGTTGAAAGAACGCCTGTGGAGTTGCATGTGGGGGATGCCATTACTCAGCCCCCGACATCCTCTCTACCAAATCTGCTTTCTTTCCGTCAGTTGATAGTCCCTTCTCCTCAAGCATTTCCTTGAGTTGTTTCACCGTGTATTGTGAGTAGTCAACAGTTTCCTCTACAACCTCTTCAGGTTCGTCCTCTACTATTGGCTCTTCTACGGGAGTCTCTTCTACGGGAGACTCTTTGATTAGATTAGGAATGAATGATTTCTTTGCTGAAGGGAACAATGCAGACTTCACTGCCTTTGCATCTCCTTCTAAGTCAAACTCTTTCTTGAGTATATTGAGTAAGTATTCATTCAATGTCAGGATGTCTGAGGAATCAGAAGCATCTAATTCTACTAGGAGTCCTGAATCTCCTAGCATTCCAACTGCAATTCCTAGTGGAACAACAGTTTCCTCTTGTGCTGTTAATGCATATGTTCGACCGCCTCTTCGTAGTAGAAGAGGTCCAGTTGGTCTGTGTCTTACTAACTTTACTTTTGCCATTTTATTCACCTTTTTATTGTGGTAGTAACCCCTGCCCCGTATTAGGGGCAGAGGCCACTACTTTACGTTATCACTTAATCATTGTTATTTCAGAGATTACCATAGACACGGACTCTTACCATGCCTTCATCCCCTGTACCTGATTGTTGTGCAGAGCCAGTAGACAGGATAAGTTTGGCACTTGTTCCTGACTCGTATGCCCCTGCTGTACTGATGACGGCTCTTGCACTGTGTCCAATCTCCTCTACACCTGTTACGAGAACACAGTGTAGGGAAGACAGACCCAATTGAGCAGCAGTCAGAGTTATTCCACCCTGAACGTATGCAGTTATGTTGACTATTGCATCAACTACATACTCGTCACCTGCGACCTTTGGGGCAGTGATGCCCTTATGGTCAGCAACTAGAGTAACTTCGTGTGTCAACTCTAATCACCTCAAGCACTCTTGATGTTGGTTATCTTTCCTTGTCCCTTGAAGAACGAACATCCGGTTTCACCCATCGTTCGGTACATTCCTTGGTTTCCAAGTTTGCCAACACCGAATGGGTTTCCACTAGTGATACCATCCTCGAAATACTGAGTAGGCTTCATCACCGATAGCCACAGATGGTCTGTGTCTAGGATGAGTATGTCACTCAGTTCGTTGGTTGAGTTACCGCCAGTATGTGGCATGTCCTTGGTTGGGATGATTGGGATGTCGTAGTATGTTGCAACTCTGAATCCAACTTCCTGTCCTTTAACTCCACGAACTCCATTGTGTGTAGGTACGATTTCCTTCCTGTCCATGAATCTCTCTTGGCTTTGTAGTAAGTCAGCAAGGTGCTGAACAGTGTCATAGCCAGTCAAGATAACTTTCGGGTTTCCGCCGTTCTGCCTGATTCTCCTAATCATGTCATTAATCATGGTTAGTGTTAGAACTCTAGCATCGCCACCAGCATATCCTGCACCGAAGTCAACCTCTGCATCCAAGAAGGAAGCATCTCCTGATGCAGAGTTGCCTGATACGTTGACAGTTCGGCTTGTTCCGAATATGCGTACTAGGTCTGCTGCTGCTGCAACGTTGTTTCCATTGTTAGCACCAGCGTCCACTAGGTTTGCGTTATACATAGCAGCAATCTCAGCAGCAGATGAAACAATCTTCATGAGAGATGTGTAGTTTCTCTCGATGTTTGTTGCTGTTCCATCATCATACCTCTCAAGAGGCATGACTAACATCTTGCTCTGTGTTTCAGCGTGTAGTTTACCCATGTCCTCACGAACGATTGCACGAATGTCACCAACACCGTCATCGATTGCAGCAAGTTCCATACCAAGTTCAGAGAACTCGAATAGATGAGCCACAGTCTTTGGACTGACGTATAGTTTCTCATACTGAGGTGCAATTGGTGGGATATCATTTCCACTTCCTAGAGTTGCGTTCTCACCAACACCACCGATTTTGTCGGGTCTTGGTGTGTCTGAACCTTCAGCACCGCTTCCGATTCCGAATGCAGAACCTGAGCCACCCATTGCTCTGCTCTTTAGAACTCTCCATCCACTGGATGTGTATGGCCTCTTTGCGAGCATAGCAAGAGGGTTAACCTCTTGGTTTAGCATAGACCATACTTTCTGTCCGTAAAGAACGTTGTATAGGTCTCCTAATCCACTAGCAGCAGAAAACGGGTTGCTTGCTGCATCGTGGGGCGTTCCGAAACCACCGACAACACCAGCAGCCTTTAGCAGAGCATTGCCCTGTGCGCCAGCATAGCCGTAGGTGGCTGCTTCTAAGTCTTTTACTGTGTTAATATATCCACTCATCTTAATTCACTCTCCTTGCGAGGTTGTGTATGTCTCCCCATGACATCTCAGCCATTGCATCAGCAGTGGTTGGGAATCCTTCAGGTAGAGAGAAAGCCACTTCTGTTGCTTTCCTAATCTCATCGTCTTTTGCGGTAAGAGATTTGCGTAGTTCTGCAAACTCTTCTTTGAGAGCCGCTACTTCTGACGAAGCATCGTACTCTGCTCGCTCTGCGGCTGCTTTCTTAACTTCAAGTTCAGCAGCAAATCTGTCAGCAAATGTCTTCGATAGGTTATCGTAAGCCATTGCTTCTAGTTGCTCTGCCTTGTAAGCCTCGTAAGCCTTTTCTACATTCTCGGCACTTAGGTCGAGAGTTGTGAAGTCAGCACCTGCAAGACCCTTAGAGACTGATAGTGCAGCAGGTGCTGCAACTGGCTTTCCGTTTACTACAACGTTCTCGCCAGCCTCATAGTCTCTAGTTGAGTCTTCATCAAGAGCCTTTTCTTCCATATCCATGCTCTCAACTTCGTCTTCCTTCATAGACATTTTATCTTCATCCATGTCCATGCTCTCAACTTCTTCTTTTTCGGTCATCATTTTTTCATCCATTTTTTCATTCATTTTCTCATCTTCTTTTGTAACTGTGTCACCAGTGACCTCACGAACCTGCGTTAGCAGACCATTGAGTTCTTCCAGTGCTTTTGTCAATTTTTCCGTCATTTCTTTACCTCCTTTCGCTTTTAAAATGTCGAATTTCGCTTCAGGGTTTATTCCTTTCTCACATATAGTAACTTCATGCAACTCTAAGTTGTCAATCTCATTGTATTCCCCGTATTCCTCCGATTTCCTTTCTCTCTTTGATATCGCTTGTCCACCGATACTGAAGGAACGTAGTGTGCCTTTTCTGATTCCTCTGTTAATTTCCTTTGCCTTTTCTATGTCATCTCTCATTTTGATAACTACATAGAATCCGACACCATCTACACCTGTCTTGTGTAATGTACCATTGGAATCACGGTATTGCTCTATCACCTCTCCTACTTGAACGTTGGAATGATTTGACATAACGTTTCGATAAGATTTCTCACTCATGAAATCTTGAACCGCTTTTTCTAATGCTTCTAATGTAATCAAGTCATTTTGCTTATCTACTATTTCGATGGATGCATATCCTCCGATTACTAGATTATCTGACTTGAGAATAGTGAAATCACTAGAACTCTCCTGTCTAATCAATACCTCCTGTTGCATAAACACTCAACACACCTGAACTTCTTACTATATGAAGTAGGTGGTTATTCAGGTAGTTCTAAATTACTAAACTTGTCCTTTGTGATATCGATGATTCCTTCATCAGATTTATCGTTCAACATATCTTGTTTCTTACCTGTGAATACAATCCAAGACTTTTTCTCATCTAGAGGAACAACTCGGAAGTGTATTCTAGTTTGGAATTTATCTCCTTCCATTCTATACTCATGATAGCCATCCCTTTGAACACCGAAGATAAGTTCTCCACTGTCTATTATCTTCGTACTGTCTATCTTCTCTGATACCTTTGCTGGATATTTGCCTGACTTACCAAACAGGTCAAAGATGTCTTCGGGTTTGTCTAAGTCGATTAACCAAGCCATTCTATTCTTATCTGTTTCAATCACAAAATCTAGATTACCATCTTCACGCTGTCTGACTTCAAACTCCCCTGCTAGTTCTTCGTCCTCATCCTTTTCTATACTCTCAGGAGATATATCGAACTTGTTAGGTGAGAGAAAAACAAAAGCATCTTGATTCTTCATCCAAGATAGGAGGTTCTTTGGCTTGCCCTCAAAAATTTCATCATAAGCATCGCCTTCTGTGATTCTAAGTTTCTCCTCTAGGTCATCGAACTCCATCGCTCTTTGGTTTTCTTCTATTATCTTCCTAATGGCAACTCTAAATTTGGACTTTCTTGACTTCATTAGTTTCTCTAATTGTTCTTTCCAAATATCCATACTATGTAGTGCATTCTTCTGCATCAATTGGTCTCCATCGAATCCATAGATAGTGAATCCCTCTAAGTCATGTTTGCAAATTATACCTGCTTCTCCATGAACATAATCAGTAACAATGTATTTCTTGATTCTTTTCTTATCTCTCTTGTCTCGTTGTAACTCTGCTATTACAGTCAAGGGATTAGCCAAATCTGATGCATGAACAAACGGATGTTTAGGAACTAGTGCCTTCTTTGTCTTGGTTGCTAATTGCTCTAGAGTCTCTAGTTTATCAGATTCATCTA